ATATCAATACGAGGGGCACCAAGCTGCCAGCACGTATTAATCTGATTTGACGCGATCTCAAAAATCATTTGCCGCCCACGCACACGCGTGAAGATCTGCCCGGTGAATTCTTCTGTGACGACGTAGGAAGAACCTTGAGAGACGAGACCGCTTGCTGAACCGACCTGTCCAGACCCGGAATTATAAAGCCCCCGCAAAGTCATTGTTACTCTTGGACTGACACTTGTTGGCGAGTTTGAAGAGTTACTGAACGTCAGATCAGGAAGCACACGCCACACAAAACCAAAGTTGTGACCGTCGTCAATATCAAACTCGGACGACGAGATGTATGCGTTAATAGCAACTGCCGTACCGTCTGTGTTGTCATTGATCCCGTTTTCGTGCGCAATCAAACGACCAAGCTGCGTTGCAGGATCGTAAGTTGTTGCAACCGGATACACCAACAAACCCGAATCGAGCCATGCTGAACGGCTCAGAGTACCGTAATACCATACACGTTCAAGATAGTTATAAACCACGTAGCGGTCAAGATAGTTTGACCCTGCAGAACAGTAAAACCACCAAACCTCGTTGAAGGACTCGTTAGTGCCTGCGTACACTTGCGCTCGCTGGTCTTGGTTAAAGTCATTAAACACATACCGGCGAACATCGCAGTTTAGCGTCTGCACTCGACCGTCATACGCATAAAACTTATCGGCCCCCATCCAATAGATAACACCAGAACCAATAGTGACGGCATTCGGACCGACAACTGAAATATTGTCGCCCAAAAGTTGACTACCCCAAACAACGGGCGGACCAAGATATTGCAGGCTATACACGCTCGAATCTGTAAAAACGACAATCTCTTGTCGTGTCTGCAAAGCCGTAATGATCTCTGAACCTTTTGAAAGACGTATCGATCCTGCTTGGTTTGTTGCATCTGGTGTCCATTGCAACACGTTATCCTGATCAGACCAACGAATTAACATTGGGTCGAGCGTTGCCGAGCCGTAATCGTTAGCACCAAGCGCAAACACAACACGACTCGTATCAGAAATCAAAAGGTAATTCTGTACTGTTGGTACGTCGACAACCTGCGAAATTGAAAAAGTGCCGCTACCGGCACCCACTACGTTAATTAGATTGCCAGCAGCGTCGATCAAATTCGCCGTCAATCCAAGGACGTTGAAAAGATAGTAAGTGGTTGCGGCGCTGATACCCGTAGGTAGTGTGCCGCCAGACGAGACCGAGAACTGAACAGCGGTGCCTTCCGTCAAGACTCTAGTCAGCGTCACAATGGTCGGGCTGGCAGTCGTAAAAGTGACTGTGCCGCCTAACGTGTTGAGTAGTACACCGGGAGTTGAAAGTCCGGTTGTCGCGTCCCAGTAGTACAACGCGCCCCCACGCGGACCGTAGATCAAATCCTCACCGTAGTTCTGCTGATTCCACAGACGGATAATCGAGGGCAGCAAAGAAGCTGTGTTGCCCCACGTACTGCCCGCTTGGTCCCAAGACCCGGCACCCCAGCCCGTAAGTGGAACGGCAAAGGCAGGACCGACGTTAAGCTGATACGTAGCTACAACCGCGCTGCCACCGCCCGGTGAACCGGCAATGGCCGTAGCGTTGGGCGTGACTGAGATTGTGATCGTGTAGGTGTTAGCGTCAACAACCGTAACTTGGAACTCTTGGTTGAGTACTGCCGCCGTCACGTTAGTGCCCGCACCGCCAATATCAACAGCGCCGCTAAAAGTAACGAAGTCGCCCGTAGCGCAGCCGTGATTAGTGTCTGTAACCGTAACCGTCGTTGAAGCGGTCAACGCAAACGGGTCAGTGTTGATCGTTGCACTTTCACGAATCGGTGTAATGTTGTAGTACGCGCCGCCGTTCTCGAGGTAGAACTTCAGGTTGGTACCGACTCCGGTCAACTTCTCATTGTTTAATGTCACCCACGTACTAAGGGAACGACACACGCCTTGAAAGGTGTTAAGCGAGTAAGGCTCCCATCCGCCAATTGTTTCGGGATTTCCCTGTCGAAAGCGGATTTTGTCGCCGTCATACCACCCACCTTCAGTGGTATACCGCGTGTTCTCGCGGTTGACCCCGGCTTTGAATATGACTTTTTTGAGCGGCATGGTTTAGGGCTTCACAGGCCAGACAACATCAAACGGGAAGCCTGCTTGGGCAGGAATATCTCGCAATGCTTGACGGTACGAGGCCCACGCAGCCTTGTCAACCTGTGCGTCAGGTAATTGAGTCCAGTCCGATTGCGCTAGAAGCGCGTCACGGTGCTTTCGGACAGCAGCGGCCTTGGCATCGCGAATCTTTTGCTGCTCGTCAACAGGCAGCGAAACGACATCCCAAACCTGCTTCCACCTGCCCGACTCTTGAACCGGTGACAGCTCAACGATTTTCTGCGTGTTCCGGTCGTAGTCCGGCATCGGCGTCGTCTCAACAGCAGCATACCCATCCGGCACGAAGTCAGGTGTGTCTGGGTAGCTCGTGTTTGGATTCGCAGCGCGGACCGTGTATATGGAGACAGGATACTGAAGCGTTTGAAGGTTGATTAGGTTCATTTGAAGTTCCTAAGAGGCAAACACGTAAGCTGCACCCGTAGAGCTACCCGGAGGATTTCCCGCTACGCCACATATTGCGGTTGCGGCATTGCCAGATAAGGACTGATTGTATACAGACCCGAAAAAGTCATTACTCAGCCTCACAGAAGGTAGTATTTTTTGTTGCTCTGACCACGCTGAATTAAAGTTAGTAAAAATATACGCCACACCCATTGCGCCATCTGATCCCGGAGCACCAACAAGAACTGTGTTCCCGTCAGCAGACACAGAGCAGCCCCCATAAAGATCACCACTTACTATAGCAGTGGAAGTCGGTATTAGCTTTTGCTGTTCTGCCCATGTAGAACCAGACTGAGTAAAAACGTATGCAGCCCCTCCGGGAAGTTTATAAGGTGCACTTACTAACAATATATTTCCTGCATAACTAGTGGAAACAGTCGAACCAAAAAACATATCGGCATTAGTATTTGGGTCACTCGGTGTTATTTTTTGCTGTTCTGACCATGTAGCGCCGGATCGAGTAAAAACAAACGCAGAACCGATAAAATAAAAATCGAATGTTGTATCACGTTCAAAAGGTGCGCCAATAAAAGCGAGATTTCCGTTTGCAGATAAAGCAACTGAACCGCCAAAAGATGCACTGCTTTTTGGCAACGCGGCGGTCAACACTTGCTGTTCAGACCACGTAGTCCCAGATTTAGTAAACACATAAGCCGCACCATTACCGCTAAAAGACGGGCTGTCATAGCCCGGAGCGCCAACTAATATAGTATTGCTATCAGCAGATATGGCAACAGTAGAACCAAAACCGCTGCGCGATTGTGGGCTCGTGGCTATTAACTGCTGCTGTTTTGACCAACTAGAACCTGACCTAACAAACACATATGCGGCACCATCATCTGCACTATTAAACCGTGCTCCTACCACTACCGTATTTCCGTCAGCGGATATTGCCACCGCTCGACCAAACTCACTGCCCGCCGCTAAATCCGCCGTAGTAAGCGGTAACTGCTCTTGCTGAGACCAAAATGACGAAGTGCGAGTAAAGATGTATGCGGCACCACTTTGTAAATAAACATTGTCATGAAAAGGTGCACCAATAATCGCTGTGTTACCGTCGGCAGAAACAGCCACGGCATTTGAACTAAAAAGATCTCCTGCAGCGAGATTTAACGAAACTACCTTTTGCTGCTCATTAAAAACACTGTTTTGCGCCCCAGAAAAAAATTTAAGCATTACGCATTCCCCACGCGAGCACCGTATAACGTACTACTGACTTTCCATAGAAGAATAGCCGTATAACCTGTGGTGTTAAGAGTTGGGGCGTTTCCTGAGTTGCTTTTCCAAGTCACGCTCGGCCAAGTAATCGTATAGGCGGACCCGTCATCGATCATCAGTAGCACCGCCTCTCCAGACGCAAGCGAGTCAGTGGGGGTTGAGTTGCCCGTCAGTGTCCAAGTTTGGATGCCGCCGTTTGATGGGTTGAGAGCAGGCGTCGTGCCGGACAAGGCATAGACCGTCTCTTTTGTGGCACCCCCAATAGTCAATTCACCGACCGTCGTCGTACCGGTCATCGTCGGGCTTGCCGCAAGCACGATTCCGCCTGAGCCCGTGACATTCTGCCCTAGTGCAGTAGCGACGCCTGAGCCAAACGAAGTGATCCCTGTCCCACCATTCGCCACCGGCAACGTGCCAGTGACCTCAGAGGCAAGGTTGACGTTGCTTGCCGTAAAAGCGGATGTCCCATTGCCTTTTAAGACTCCAGTTAACGACGTAGCACCTGTCCCACCATTCGCCACCGGCAACGTGCCAGTGACCTCAGAGGCAAGGTTGACATTGCTGGCCGTGATTGGAGAAGTGCCATTTCCTTTTAAGACGCCGGTCAAGGACGTAGCACCCGTCCCGCCATTGGCAACCGGAAGCACACCACTCAGCTTCGCAACATCCGTTGTTGCAATCAAAACAAAATCTGTAGCACTCCAAGCAATGAGTGCAGCTTGAGCCGCCGCCACCGTGATGCCCGTCGTCGGCCCCGCCCCAACAACTTTGACGTCTTGACTGGTAGACGTGGCGTTGACGACAAGATAGACTTTACTTGTCGCAGGCACTGTGATGGTTAGCGTACTAGCCGGGTCACCGGTACATCGAATAAGGGAGTACTGTGAAGAGCCTGCTGCACCAGCACCCGCTTGAACAAGCGAGCTGCCCTCTGTCTTTGAGAGCGTAACCGCCGTCTGCGATCCACTAATGACCTGTGCCCCCGCTACGGCAGCGTCAAGATATTCCGTGATATAGTCGTTGACCGTCGCGCCCCATGTTCCGGTAAGCTCGCCTGTTTGCGGCTTAGCCAGACCAAGGAGCGATGTGTATTGGGTAGGCATGACTCACCTTTTGGTAGGCACTACTAAACTAAAAATCTTCGGCACGTACGTTATGCCGGAGGAACCGGCCATACGACATTGTAAGGGAACCCCGCTTGAGACGGAACATCCCTCAAAGCCTGCCGATACGCTCGAACTTCTTCGGTGTCATGTGGGCTATCCGGCATTACCTGCCAGTCTGTTTTTGCTAGCAGCGCATCACGTTCCGTACGGATATTAGCACTTGCTTGAGCTTCTGGAAGCGGTTCAGGATAGTAATGCACCTGCCACCGGCCATCTACCTGATAGAAGTCAGACTGCTTTAGGTACTGCGTCAGTGGATCAGAGGGCGGGCGCGGTAGTACCTTGACAGGGTAAACTTCAAAAGCGGCAAGTACTTCCTCGGGCGGCTGTTTAGAAAAGCTGGTATTTGGGTTGTCATGGCGCAACTGCCCAACTGTATAAGGCGTTG